ACTAGATGACATTTATCACAATGGTATAGATGGATGGAAAGCTACAATAAAAGCAGTCAAAGACAAATATCCAAAGGAGTAACGAATGGGATTAGAAACAGGAACATATATAGATAGTCTTAATACTTCAAATCCAGGGGCAACTGATTCTGTTGCTCAAGGTGATGACCATTTAAGACTTATCAAATCAACAATAAAAAATAGTTTCCCTAATATAACAGGGGCAATGTCAGCAACACATACAGAATTAAATTTACTCGATGGTTGTACTGCTAATACTACAGAACTTAACTATGTAGATATAGCAACACTAGGTACAGCAGAAGCATCAAAAGCCCTAACTGTAGATGCAAACAAAGATGTAACAGGTATTAGAAATATTACTGCTACAGGTGCATTGTCAGTTGGTTCAGGAACAATAGGTGGCAATACAATAGCTACATTAAATATGTTATATCCTGTTGGCTCTATTTATATAAACGCATCAGTAGCAACTAATCCTGCAACATTACTTGGGTTTGGAACATGGGTTGCTTTTGGTACTGGTCGTACCATGGTAGGTATAGATGCATCACAAACAGAATTTGACACAGCAGAAGAAACTGGTGGTGCTAAAACACATACATTAACTATTGCTGAAATGCCATCGCATACTCACAATAGACCGAAAGGATGGAAACCTGCTCCTAATGATAATGATGTTGATATAACAGGTGGTAATGGAGTTAATATTGCAGACAATATGCTAACAGATGCAACTGGTGGTGGACAAGCCCACAATAACTTACAACCATATATCGTTGTATATATGTGGAAACGTACAGTCTAATGGCAACATTTGTAGCACCTGCCCCAAAGGGTATGATAAAGGATACAAACGATACTGTACTTCCACCTGAGTTTTATTCACATGCAAGTAACATAAGATTTACTGATAATGCAGGAAAGAAGATCAAAGGACATGATGCAGTATTTGGAACACCTACAGTAGCTCCATACTTTGTACTTAACTGGTCTAATAACACAGCATCATATTGGTTTTATGCAGGTACAGCTAAGATATATAGAACTGATGGTACTAACCATGTAAATGTTACAAGGTCATCAGGTGGTGATTATTCAACTAATTTATCTACATTGGGCAACTGGACAGGAACTGTTTATAATGGTCTTCCTATCCTTTGTAATGGGATAGATGACCCACAAGCATTAGCAACAACAGGTGCTAGTAACTTTGTTGATTTACCTAACTGGGCAGCTAATACAACTTGTAAAACTATAAAAGCATTTGGTAATTATTTAATGGCTCTAGGTCTTACAGAAAGTGGTACAGAGTTTCCTAACAAGGTAAGATGGGGTGATGCAGCAGAAAACTTTAGCTATCCATCTACATGGACAGCAGCTAGTACTAATGACGCAGGTGAAGTAACCATAGGTGATGAAGCAGACTTTATTGTTGATGGTCTAGCACTTAAACAATCATTTGTAATATACAAAGAAAACTCTACATGGTTAGCTAACTATATCGGTGGCAACCTTGTATTTAGCTTTCAAAAATTATTTAACGATACAGGTGTATTAAGCAGAAACTGTATAGCTGAGTTTGATGGTAAGCATTTTGTAGTTACTCAAGGTGATTTAGTAGTCCACGATGGTGTAAGAAAACAATCTGTAGCTACTGATCTAGTTAAAAAAGAATTATTTGATGATATAAATGATGCATATTATAATCTCACTTTTGTTGCACACAACGTACAGCAAACAGAAATGTGGGTATGCTATCCTAGTATAGGGTCGCAATATTGTAATAAAGCATTAATTTATAACTATGTTAACAACTCATTTACTTTTCGTGATTTACCTGATATTTATCACATTGGTTCAGGAATTGTAGACCCTGGCTCTACATCTATAACTTGGAATACACAGACAGCTACATGGACAACTTACGATGGAATATGGGGCGAAAGAACCTATAATCCTACAGAAAGAAGTATACTGATGGCAGGAACATCAGATACTAAATTGTATCGTGGTGATTTTGGCAGACAGTTTGATGGTGAAAACTACATATCGACACTAGAAAGAAAAGGATTAACCTTAGATGGTAATACCAATACTGTTAAACAAGTAAGAAAACTAACACCTAAAGTAGGTGGTTCAGGGCAAGTCGTTATATCAGTTGGAAGTTCTATGTCGCCTAATGGTACATATACTTATACAGCAGGACAAAACTTTGACCCAACACAAAACAACAAAGTAGATTGCAGATCAACAGGTAAATATATCGCAGTAAGATTTCAACACACAGACAACACTCCATTTGAACTTAATGGTTATGATTTAGAGTATGAAGTTATAGGGGAAAGATAATGGCACAAGCTCCTAAGTATGTACCTAATCCTGTACCTGCTAACTCAGAAGATTTACCTAGATATATCTTTGAAGAACTGACTAAGCTACAAGGGGCATTACAAGAAAATCCTATAGCATTTATAGAAGAAAAGAATGTTGCACCTAGCAGAGTAAAGCAAGGTGATATTGTTTATGCTGATGGTGCTAACTGGAATCCAGGACAAGGTGAAAACCTATATTACTATGATGGTACTGTATGGAGAGCATTTGCAGGTGGGAGTGGTGCAGGTGATTTTGGTTTTTTTTACGATACAACTGACCAAACAGTAGCAGCAGCAGATACAGCTTATGCAATAACTTTTAACAGTTCAGGCGATAAACAAGGTATAAGTATTGATGGGTCAGATGCAAGTAAACTTAACTTTACCCATACAGGTAAATACTATATTAGTTTTCATGCGACCTTATCATCTAATAGTGCTAGTACAAAAACTATTTATACATTTCCAAAGATAAATGGAGTAACAGTAAGTAAGTCTACAATTATTTCTACAATGCATGAAAATGGACAGAAGAAAATAATATCAAGAAATGGAATATTTAACATAACAGCAGGACAATACTTACAAGCATTTTGGGCATCAGATGATACAAATGTAGAACTACAACATAATGCAGCTACAGCATTTGCCCCTGAAACCCCATCTGTTACACTCAGTATAGTACAAGTAAGTCAATAGGAGATAACTATGATCTATGTATCAGGTATACCATCAAGATATATTGATGATGTTTGGAAAGAGTGCGAAAAATATGTAGAAATGGGTATTAATAAAGCTCAAGAAGAAATGAATGTACATGATATTTACTTCTTTTTAAAAGATGCAGAGATGCAACTTTGGGTTATTTTTGATGAGGAAAATGGAAAAGAAATTAAAGCTGTAGTTACTACACAAATTATAAACTATCCACAAAAAAAGGTCTGTCGTATTGTTACACTAGGTGGGCAAGGAATGGATGAATGGGTAGAGCAAACACTAGAAATACTGGAAGAATGGTCAATAGAACAAGACTGTGATGCTATGGAAACAGTATGCAGAAAAGGATTCGTTAAAAAATTAAAAAACTTTGGTTATGAACAAACATACACCATAGTCGGAAAAGAACTCACAACCATACATTAGGAGAATATTATGAGTAAAGGTGGAGGGGGAGGTACAACCCAAACACAAAAATCAGAGCCATGGGCAGGTCAAGCACCTTACCTAACTGATTTATATGAACAAGCACAAAATTTATATGAACAAGGACCACAACAGTTCTATCCAGGCAGAACTTATGCTGAAGCTAGTCCTACAGTTTATCAAGCTGAAGATTTACAAAGACAAGCAGCATTAGCTCAAGCAGGATTAGGATATGGTTCTATTGTTCCAGGATTTCAACAAGCATTAATGAGTCCTGCACAAAGATTTCAAGACCCAATGCTACAAGAGTCATTAAGAGCAAGTCTTAGACCTATAGAAGAAACTGGATCGAGGTTATTGCAACAAGCTAGAAGACAAGCGACAGGTAAAGGTCAATTAGGTGGCACAAGACAAGCAATACTAGAATCAGAAGTAATAAAAGATATTACTCAGAAACAAGCAGATGTTGCATCAAGAATGTATGGTGATGTGTATGGTGATATAGTTAAATCACAAGCTGCGACATTAGGGCTTTCTGGCGATATAATGAGAACATTTGCTTTACCTGGAGCAACACTATCTCAAGTAGGTGCAGCAGAAACAGCAAGAGCACAACAACCTATACAGGAAGCTATGCAACGATTTGCATTTGAACAAGCAGCTCCAAGTCAAGCACTACAACAATATGGAAACATTGTTGCAGGAACTATACTTCCAGGTACAGTTACATCTACTGGTGGTGGTGGTGGAGGTCCATCATCTTTACAAAGTGCTTTAGGTGGAGCAGCAACAGGTTACTCTATAGGAGGACCATGGGGTGCAGCAGCAGGTGCAGCATTAGGATTATTAAGTTAGGAGAACTATTATGATAGATTATTTAGGAAATATGTTTAGTGGATTAGGAAGTCTTTTTAGTTCACCACAAGTACCTGTAACAAGACCAGAAGTTTTGGAGCAAATGCGTAAACAAATGCAACAAGCTCCTGCTGTCCAAAAACCAGGAATGTTTTTTGGTGTTGGTCCTAAGTTTAGTGGAACATCTACAGCTCCTAGTGCAATAGATCCTACAGTTATAAACTCTATATACAAAGAAAACGTAAAAGATTTACCAGGAGTTTATACAGGGAAAGGAGAAATAACGCCTGAACCAGGAATGTTTGATGCTTTGTCTAATATGTCAGGTGAAGAAACTATGGATTTAATTTCTGGCTTAAGTGGACTATTATCAGACACTACACCAGAACAACCCACACTTAGAGCATTACCAATGCCAGGAGCTTCTGGAGGATTAAGATTACCTGAAGTAGATTTAATGCAATATTACAAAGGATTACTCTAGGAGATATAAATGCCATTACTAGGACTATTAGCATCACAAGGAGTTAGAGGAATAGCTACAAGATTAATTTCTTCAGGTTTGTCTGCTCAAAGAAGTTCTAAAATAGGAAGAAATTTAGAAAAAGCAGCAAAACAATCTATAAGCAAAGGTAAGATACCTACTGATGAAAAACTTATTGGGACTCTTTCTAAGAAAGATAAAATATTGTTGTCTAATCCTAAATATAGAAAAGGACTATTAGGTGAACAAGGACCAGTTGGAGAAATAACTAGAATACCTGTTCCACAAGCAAGAATTACTAATCAATTTCCTGTTCCAGCAGGTGGAGTATCTCCATTAGAACAGATTGCTGCAAGAAGTGCATTAGCAAAACAAAGGGCAGGAGCTGCAATGATAAATAAACCTATGGTACAAACTGTAGATAAAGGACTGACAGGTTTACAAACAACAGGATTACTTGGTGGATTATCAGTAGCACCAATGCTTCTACCTAGAGGAGAACAACCTCAACCAGTTATGGCTAATGCAGTCGGAGCACCACAAGTAGCACAAACTCCACAGGAACAAGAACCAAGATTTGGTCAAGTATTAAGACCTTCTTCAGAATCAACATCTAAAGAGGTTATAAATGCTGCTTTACTAAGAGCAGGATTAACCTTACTAAGAGGTGGCACAGGAACAGAAGCATTAGAATCTGCTGCTTCAATAGCTGACGCACAAACAACATATAAAACAGGTGCACAAGCATTAAAAGCAGGACAAGAAGCATTAGGAAAAGATGCTAAGATATCTATTTATCAAAGAGCAGATGGTACATTTGGTTATTCTGGCACAACTCAAGACACCTCTTTAACTGATAATAGTTTTTTTGGAGCAGAAGGGCAGACAAATAACATAACAAAACAACAATATGACGAACTAGTTAGAACAATAAAAGCAAAATATCCTAACGCAACAGACCAAGATATTAAGGATACTTTAGAATCTAAAAACATAATATACACAGGAGAATAAGTTGGCAGTTTTAGATATAGAATTAAAAACACCACAACCAGTAAACAATCAATCGAAAGGACTAGATATTGATTTATCTAATGTTTTAGCAGGAAATAAGGTAAAAACTTCTGATTTGTTTGGTAAAGATTCTGATATAGAAACAACAAAAGATTTAAACGCAGAAGCATCAGTATCACAAATGGCAACTGCATTAGGTACTGAAATAGCCATCGGAGAAGCAGGAAGATTAGGTGGGGCTAGTGTAGCAGGTCCGATAGGTTATGTAATAGGTGGATTAGCTTCAGGTGCAGCAGGTTCATATATAGCTCAAAGAATGATAAACCCTGACAATATATCTTATGGAAGAATACTAGCTGATTCATTTATTAATTTAATTCCAGGATCAAAAGGAAAAAAAGGTATAGAAGCTGTTACAGATGCAGTAGCAAGACAAGGTGGAATAGGTGCAGGAATAGCAGCAGGTGGAGTAACAATAGAAAAAGGTTTTGACGAAGGTCGTATGCCTACTATAGAAGAACTAACTAATGCAGGATTTACTGGAGCTTTATTAGGTGGAGGGTTAGGTTTAACTGGAAATGCGTTTAGTAGAGCATATAGCAAAATAGAAGGGCTAGAAACAAGAGACGTTGTTAAACTTATAAATACAGATTCTGATGTAAAAACTTTATCAGAAAGAGTAAATGGTTTAAGGAAAAAACAACTAGAAAAATTTAAAACAGAGAACGAAGAAGCATATCTTGATTTTAGAGAAAGATGGGATGATGAAAACATAAGACAAA